TTTTTGATGCATGCATTAGTTGTGCATCAGACATAGCCATCTTAGTTTTTTGTTTATTTGCGTAAATTTTGCTTCCAGCAGATAGTGCTAATTTTGCTAATCCAAACCAAGCCATTATACACCAACCTTTTTTATAGCTTTGTTATGAGACTTTTTAAACGTCATGCCTTTTTTCATATCGCTTTTCATTTGTGTCATGTGTTTTGCTGTATGATGTACTTTGTGTTTTTTTAATTTATTCTTTTCTTTTTTATCTATCATTTTGATTTCCTCTAGGTTTCATCATAGCTAATTTTTCTCTTGCTTCGTTAGCCATCTCTTGTTTCTCTATTGACGTGTCTGCTCTTAATTCTGATAGTTGTTCGTTTTGTTCTAACTTCTCATCTTGATTTCTTTGATTCATCATAGCCTTCATGTTTTCTAGATTTAATCTTTCTTCAGATTCTTTTCTTTTAGCTTCATTATCTCTTGCTCTAATATCTAACTCTCGTGATCTTAGTTGAGCAATAGGGTCATGACCAAATGATGAAGTAATTTTTTTCTCTTCCTTCATAAAGTCTTCCATCATCTCAGCAATAAGAACTGCTTTTCTAGCTTCAATCTGAATTTGAGCTTGTTGTACTTCTTGTTGCACTTGTGGATTTTGTTGAACCATTTGTGGATTTTGTTGCATTGCCATAGCTTGTTGTTTAATCTGTTGTATCAATTCTCTAAATTCTAATTCAACTTGTTCTTGTGCCATTAGAGAAATATGTTCTAAACAATTTTTTTCTATAGATGCTGTTATTGTAGGTGCTGTACGTGCTAGGTTGGTAGCCATAAAATTTAAGTGAGCAGTTATATGTGCTCTGTGATCTTGACCTGGAAAAGCTTTAAAAGGAACAGCAGCTAATGCATCAATGTGTTCTAGTGCTGGATCTTTTGGAGCTGGTTTAGGTGGTTGTTTTAAAATTGCATCAATATCTTTAACACCTAATGCTTCATACATATTTCTGTATACAGCATATTGATTGTGCATTTTTGGATTTGAAGCTGCTAATTGTAATTCTGTTTGAGCAAGAGATATCCTTTGAGTTTGAGAAAATATGTTTGGATCTGCTACTGGTATAATATCTATTCTATCATCAAAATCTGTTTGCATGATTTGTCTTTGTCCTCCGACAACATCATATGGATACACAGGTGGTAGATATAATTTAAAGACTCTTGCCATTAAATTAAATTCTTTTTTCATAGCAGCATACAATCTTTTATGTATAGCTGACATTGTTCTACTACCCCTTTCCAACAAAGCTACTGTCGTGCCCACTGCTGCCTGTTGATTCCCGTCTCCTACTTGCAGGTCCGCTATGGAAGCGAATCTTTGTCCTGCAGATACCACGACACCCATAAGTGATAACAAAGTTTGTGATGGTTCTTTAAATGGAAGCATCATAAATGCGTCTTTTAAATTTCCACCGGGAGCGTCAACATCTCTAAATTCTCCAGGTTGAAGAGCTTGTGCTTCATCTCTCATTTTAATTCCACGCATTTTAAATCCTGCTGGTAAATTTGATAATGTACCTGCATCTAATAATTGTCTTAATGCTGCTGTTGCAGTTCTAGATAATCCACCAATCATGTGAATTAATCCAAAACCATAGAATCCTAAACCTGGTAAAAATTTGAAATGTACAAAATAATCAATTTTTTTCTTTAATGGATCATTAACTTCAAAGTTTCTTCTAATAGATAAAATTTTTCTTGTGCCTTCTTCGACAGTTACAATGTAAGGTAGTTTAATTCCAGTCGGTTCTCCGTCTTGACCCATGTCTTCAAAACCTTCTAGATCTAAATTAACATGACATTCTAAAATTGTGTAAAGACGTTCGTCTCGTCCTTTTGTCATTCCTTCTAGTTTTCTTTCTTTTTCTTCTGCTTCTGTTTCNGTTACATTTGTTGGNCTAAGTTCTATGTCTCTATAGAATCCACCAACTTGTTGTTTTCTTAATTCGTTTTCAGTCATACGAACCATATGAATAATAGATTCGCAATCGTCTAAAGAAGTTGCTGTGTAAGGAACAACTAAATCGTCTGCTGGTACAAATTTAGATACTGCTCTTTGCATAACACCATCATAATAAACTTTTTTAAATGATGATCCTGCTAATGGTAAATAAAATAACATTTGATCAAACTCGGATTCGTACTCAGGCATTTTATCCATGATTTGATAATTCATGTAATCTTTAACACGTTTAGCTTGTTGGTCTTTAGCTGGATCTATTTTTCCCATTGTCTGAGTTCTAACAGGTCCACCTGCTGGTAATAATTCTTTGTAAGCTAGTGATTGAAATTGTGTAACAGCTTCTGCTAATACAGGATGCGTTGCACCTGAAGCACCTTTGAAAGGTTCTGTTCTATCGTTGTAACTAAATCCTAATAGGTCCAAACCATTTATATATGACTTCTCCCAATCTTTTCTTGAATTTTTGTAATCTGAAAAATCTGAAAATAGCTGACTACCTAATGGATCTAAAACATCATCAGGTAATAGATCTGCTAAATTAGAAAAATGATCTCCACCTAAAATAGGTTCTACTGCATTTGGGTCAAAATTAACATCAACGCTACCATCTTCGTTTTCTGAAAGTTCCGAAGGTTCTTTCATAATCTCGTCTCTTTGTTTTTGTTCTTCAACTTGAACAGCCTTAGGATCTGGTAAGGTTATATTTGCTGCGCTGTTGGGTAATGATTTATCTATTTCTGCCATTTAATTTCTCCGCTACTTCCTACCATGTTTCATAAAATAAGCCAAGCCCTCAGATTGTGGTCCTTTTTTAGGTGCTGTCTTTGTTGTTAGATTAGCTAGGCCGCCTGTTGCCATATCTGCTACACCTTTAACACCAGGTATGTTCATTAACTTTTTCATTCTGTCCATACCTTCTCTTTGAGGATTTGATATATAATCTCCAAAAGGTTTACCACTTGCTCCAAACAATTGTTCTTGACCAGCAGAAGTTTTTCTAGCTTCTTCAAATAAACCTTTAAAAATACCTTTGTTAAAATTTGGATTTCTTCGGTATATATCAAAAAGTTCTTTTTTTGTTAGATTAGGTATTTTTGTTTTTTTTCTTAAATCATTAATCTGTTCATCAGAAATATAGCTTTCAGCTATATCATCCATGCCGTACACAGGATCTCCCATTCTTTTGTTTAAATCTTTTTGTGTTATTTCCGGAGCTAATGTTTGCTCAACATCATCTACATCTTGTTTTCTAGCATTTTCTTCAAATTTTTTAAAAACACTTTTTGTGCCAAACCTATCTGCTGCTTCAAGTTCTAACCTAGCTGCTTGGTCTCTTTCTGCTTCTGGTCTAAATTTAAAAATTAAATCTCGTTCAGCGTCTTTTTTTTCTTGTTCAGCTTTAATTTGAATATCTCTATTAGATACTCCAGAAAATTCTTCCATGTTTTGTGCTAGATCAACTTCTGCATTTACTTTAGCACTATTTAAATTATTTAAAGATTGTTCATAATCCCTTACACGTAACGCAGTTTTTGCATTCTCAGGACCTATTAATCTTGTAAGCATTGATGTATTAGCTTCTCTTGTTTGATCTCCTGGTCTAAAATATCCAGTAGATCTTTTAATGGCTTCATCTAATGTATCCCCCATACCCAGTCTAATTAAACTTTCTGCACCTAAAAATAATGCTTCTGGTATAATTCCAAATTTTATCACGGCTCTTAAACCCGTGCCGCTTTTTGTTAAGACAGAGTTTAACAACTTAGAAAGATTTCTACCTTGTGCACCTTTTGCAATTTTTCCAGAGTTAATTGCTTTTTGACCTTTATTAAAACAATCTGCGCCTTCTGAAAAACCAATACGTCCTCCATCGGCTCTACCTTTACCTGGGCAACCGATTGCTGAAATATACTTTTTAAGCTCAGTAAAATCTTTTTTGCCAAAACTTTCTAATTTACTTTCCACTAATTTTTCTGCTTCTCGAAACCCTCCAATCGCAGTTTTAGGTCCACCGCCATATGTTTTACCATCAATAGTTATTGAAGCTCCAAAATCTTTTAATTTTTTTATATTTTCTGGTGTTATATTTTTTGAATTAGATCTCATAGCTCTTTCTATACCAACTATGTTTTGATTTACTGATGCGTTTAATATTTGAATATCTCTTGTTGGCGAGGACATACCTCCTTTATGATGCAGAACTAAAGCTCTTTTAGTAGGCTCAACACCTTTTTTATTAACTATAAAATTTAATAAAGTATTTAAAGTTACCCTATCATCTTTAACACCACCTTTTATTAATAAATCTTTAATAACTTCATTTGGAGATAACCTTACTTTATTGGCTATGTCTATGTATTTTTTTGTATTTTGATAGTCTGGATGTTCTGACATACGAATACCGTTAAACTTGTTTGCATATTTTTTAAGAGCATAATAAGTTTTACCTTCTCCAAATTGATTATCAGTGAAAGCTACAATTTTTTTCTTACCATTAACTAAATCATATTTTGGTATATAATTATCATTATATAAATGAGCTCTGTACATTTGATTTAATAACCATCCGTCTGGAGTTGAAAAGTCAGCTGCAACTTTATAATTTATAGGGTTTTCTACAAATCTTCTTATTCTTGCGCCTAGATTTTTATTTGTTGCATTATTTTGTCCTGTCTCTGGTATACCATATATATTTCCTCCTTCAGCTACATTAAAGTTCCATTCTTTTACGCCTTTAGGTAATTCAAAATTTGAAACAATATCTCTTTGTATATTTACAGGTAAACTTTTTCTAAGAGATTTTTTATAGCCTCTTCTAATAAATTTACTGACTGCGTCATTTACAGGATTAAATTTACCATTAGGTAATTTTTTAGGAACCCCTAGTTTTTGTCCCGGTTTAAATTCAAATTTAATATCAGGGAAAGATTTTTTAATTTTTTCTTGGTTTAAATCAGTTAATTGATCAAATTGATTAGTTTTGATAAATTTACCTTTTCTACCCGCATTCTCAACTCTTTCAGACTCTGCTTCATTTAAATCTTTCCAATCTTTATTAAAAAATAATTGAGCATATTTATTATATAAAGTTAGTTTTCCTTTTGGCAAACGACTTCCTTTAATCATGTATTCAGATTTTACAGTTCCATCTTTTTTTAATCCTGTGCCTTCATCAACCAAGCCACGTTTAGGTTTTGTGACTGAGCCACCCATAAAATACTTCTTCGTATTGTACACAGGCTCTGGTTGCTTGCTGTAATTTGCTTTAACCCTGTCTATGTAAGTAAGAATATCCATTATATATTTAACATACCTGCTAGTCCGCCTTTGGCACTGCCTTTACGGTCTTTAGGATCAAAGTTATCTAGCTGTATTTTTTGTTCTAAATTTTTATAACCTTCAGGATCATTTTCTCTTAAAAATGTATCAAACTCATCCGCAATAGTTGGATCAGAAATATCCATTGTTCCTTTTTCTTTAATACTTTTTAAAGTTTGCGTTGGTTTAGAAAATTGTTGCATTTTTTTAATTTCACGATTTTTTAAAAATTGTCCACTTAAAGCGCTATAGGCTTGATCATATAAATCCATTTGTTTCATCTTATCTGCTATGTCTGTTATATCTCCACCTTCTTCAATTAAACCTAGTTGAAAGGCGTACTCATCAGCTAAAATATTTGCATCATATTTCATGTCACCGCTTGCACTACCACCAACTTCATCCATAGCTTTTAAAAGTGCTTTATTAGGAGTTTTTGTTTTTACTATTTTTGATTTTTTAGTTTTTTCTACAGATTTAGTTATATCACTTAAAACTGCATCTTTATTAAGAACACCGTCTTTATCAAATAGATTATCTATACCAACCTCTTCTGCAGATGTTCTATCTTTTATGTTTGTATTAAATCTCTCGTTAGCGTCTTTAAACAGTCTCTTGTTACAGTTGATTCTGGTATAGGAGCTTTGTCTGCTGTTGTTAATGGTACTTTACCAATTTCTTTTTCATAAAGTTCTTTAAGTAATTTTTCACCATTTTTTTGATTTGAAACGTTGTCTAATAATGTTTTGTTGTAACCTTTTTTCTTAACTAAAGTATCTATAAGAAATTGCACAAATGCTTTTGCAGCTGGACCTGCTTTTACAATTTTGCCTTTAAAAAATCCTACTCTACCACCTATTGCAAAGTCATCTATATCTGGTTCAAGGTAATCTGGGTAGTTTTGTATTTCAGGAGAATCACTTGGATTTTCCATATACTTTTTAGTTTCTTTATTTTTTTTATCTATTTTATATGAATCTTTAAATGAAGGTTTTTTATCTTTAGCATAAAGTTCTAATGATTTTAAATCGGCTTTAGTTGAGTTTAAATCTACATAAACTCCTTCGGTTAAAATATCAGCATCATCAGGGTTTCCTTCAAATCTAGCTTGAGCCTCATTCATTTCAAAGTTAGGTTTTTTATTTTTACCTGATGCAGGTTTATAATACATTTCTAAACCTTCATCATAAGCTGTTGAAAGCCCTCCTGTTTTTGGATTATCTGCTGTATTATATGTTCCGTATTCTCCATGAANTACTACATCCACATCTCCTGTCTTTAGGTTATGAGCCACGTCCATATCGGTGCCTTTAATATTTACACGTTTAATAACTTCTCGGCCATCAGTATGAACTGACGCTTTCTTAGTTACATCAGTTCCTTCAGTCCAGGCTTTTTTAACTAGAGCTGGAAACCAGTCTGGCATACCTGCTGTTTTTGTAATTGTAGGTGTAACTATTTTACTAAGACCTTTAGTTTTTATTAAACCACCTAAACCTGTTTTAAGTGCGGCTCCTGTTGCTGCAGCACCACCCATTAATTTTAAAAATGCTCTACGANTAAGTCCNCCTTTGCCNTAAGCTACTCTACCACCTTCGTTCATATGTAGTTGTCCCGCTAGGCCACCAGATGCAAAGGGCATATCATCAGTAGATGTTGGAGGTGTTTTACCTTTTTTAATTTCTTTATCTAATAAATCTAAAATTTCTTTTCTATCATTTTCTTTTAAAATATTAAACTCTGAACTTTTTCCACCTATAAGATCTTTTGCATATTGTTCATTTTCTATAAAACTGTTTAATTTTATTTTTGTAGAGATACCACCTTTAATTCTTGTTGGATCTATTAACTCATCAAATGATTCATTGCCTCTAAGTTTAGAAGCTTTAAAAGCATCTTCTTTTTTGTTAACAATATCTTTCATTTCGTCATCTGTGTAAGATTGTTTAATGCTTGGATCTTTTCTTGGTCTTAAAAAACTAGGATCTAAATTTTCATCAATAATTTTATTAAAGTCTGAATACTTTTCTGTATTCATAAATTTATTTGCAATACCATCAAAAGNTTCTAAAACATCTTCGCCATAATATGTTCTAAGTATATCAATTGGATCTGTTCCACCTCCAGACGGACTTACGATTGATTTAATCTCATCTGGTTTTAATTTAATTTTATTTAGTTTTATTTCTCTGTTTAAAAACTGTCTAGCAGCAGTTCTAACCAAACTTTCTTTCTTACGATCAACAGGTGGTGCTGATGACTTCATTAAGTTCATAAAAAGGTCACCCACGTTTGTTTCCATATTTTTGCCCATCTTATTTAATCTATTAGTCGATGAAAGCATTTTGCCCATTGGGCTATTTGGATCAACTCCTTCGGGTAATCCCATATCTTTTTTTAAAGACAATAAACCTTTCCCTGTCACCGGTTGCTTGCTGCCTAAATCTACAACCTGGGCTTCTGGACCAGCTGGTGCAAATCTTAATTCATATAACGTATTTACATTGCTTTCAAAATTTTTCATTTGTCTTGAATTTTTGTTTCCAAAAGCAAACTGCATGTTTTCTAATATAACTGTAGCGGCCTCATCTATACCATCTGGATTTTCTTTAAGATATTTTTTACTAAATGTAGCTGCAAAAGGATTGTTTGTACCTTGGCCTAAAGTTTGAACATTACTTGTTCTACCCATCATATTTGATACGTTCTTTACACCAAATAATTTTTGTAGTTTTTGTAGTAGGGTTAGTCCACTTGTAATAGCCATTAATAATAAACCTTTTTAGTTTCTATAATTTTTTCGTCCTTATAATCTTCTGGATGAGGGATTAATCCTCCCTGTCTAAATCGCATCACGGCTTGGGTCATACTATCCACAAGGTCGTCATGATCGCCATAAGGAAACGCAGCACATTCTTCTATTACTTCCTGTGCAAAGTTCTTATGGGTTGGAGCCCATATCATACCACTTTCAAATAAAGGTGCAACTGAATTTACACGTGTATGCTTATCGTTACCTCTTGATGGACTAAAGTTAACTACGGGTATTCCCATGTTTCTAAGTTCATAAGTTAAGGGTAATCCAGATGCTTTAGCCTCAATCAGAACAGTTTCTGGTTGCCAATATTTATATTGCTCTAATGCTTTACGTCTTAATTCTGGAAACTCTAGTCTTGCTTTAAATGAATCTATTAACATTAATGCTGCAGGTTTGTCATCAGACTCTCTAAACACACCCCATGTTGTAATAGCAGAATAATCGGCAGTTTCTTTTTTCATAAACGCTGTATCATACGACTGTATGACATGTTCTAGTCTAGGCATGTAATCATGCTCCCAATTCTTCCACCACTCACGTTTTATAATTGCTCCTTCTTCTGATGTTGGATTTTGCATCCATTGTGCATTCCATTTACCAACTGAGATTGATGCTTTTACAGCTTCTAATTCTTTTATCTTCCAATACTCCGGCCAGACAGGTTTACCTGATGGCATTATTGCAGGAAATTCTATAAGTTCCCATTGATCGGATTTTGCTTCTTTTTGATGAGACAACAACATACCGGTTAAGTCCTTAACATTCCATCTTGTCATTACACAAACAATTGTACCACCTGGTTGTAATCTTTGACGTGGTCCTGATGTATACCATTCGTAAGCTCTCTCAAGAGCCGTTAAATTTAAAGCGTCTTGCTCAGAGTGAGGATCATCTATAATTAATAGATCTGCACCTCGACCTGTGATTGCTCCACCGACACCTGCAGCAAAATACTCTCCGCCTTGTGCAGTTTCCCAGCGACCTGCTGCTTGTGAATCTTCTCTAAGTCTAGTTGGAAATACAGATTTGTATTCTTCTGAGTCCATTAATGTTTTTGCCTTACGCCCGAATCTTATGGCTAGTTCTCCCGTGTGGGTTGTTTGAATAATTTTTAGTTTTGGATTTCTCCCGATCATCCAGGCAGGCAACAAGGAACTGGCGAACTCGGACTTAGTATGTCTTGGCGGCATGTTTACAATAAGTCTTTTAACCTTACCAGTGGACATATTATTAAATTTTTTTGCAATAATTTTATGATGAGGACCTTCAATAAATTCTGGCCACATGTGTTTTACAAAACTTAAGAAGTCAGATTGTATATGAGATATTTTTTTCTTCTCTCCAAACTTCAAATACATTTTCATGAAGTCTTTACGTACGTCAGGGGGTAATTTTTTTATTTTGTCTAGGTCGATATTCATATATTTTTTTGCAAAATTTTTTGGTTTAATTTTGGAACCCATAATGAATTTACAGGCTAAAACCGTCTAAATCAAGCTATAAAGGGTATACAAAGGGACCCCTTTATTTTACAGGGTATATAAGTAATGTACTAAGCGCAAATTTTTGGATGGGTGTGGTACCTCTATTGATGTAGCCCCGCAGGGGGCGCACAACCTGTGGTTGTGCACGTTGTGTTTAATCTAGTAGTGTATAGTATTGGTCAGTAAAGTTCCTGCTAAACCAGTCAAGTCCTTTACGATGTGTCTTCCAATCCTTCAACATCTCTGCACCCATGATGACATCATACACAGCAATGGCAAACTCTGGC